ATCATAGTCTCCATAATTTTTAATACACTTAATAGCTGCCATATTATTAAAGTGAGTATGACTATTTTTACTAGCAACTGCTCGATGTACTGAAAGATCATCTATTAATGCAAAACTATTAAACGGATTCTCTGATGTAATATTTATAACGTGTGTAATATCTTTATAGCTCTGGTTCTTTACACTAAGAACACATTGTCTTAGCATGAAAGGACGATTATATGATGATGTAAAGATTAATATCTTCATTAATTAAATAACTTTAAATATTTACTGTGATCTCCCCAATACGGATCTGTAGGAGATACATTATCTTTTCTATAGACATTATAATGAGATGTAAAATGAGATCCATGATTAATGTGAATAGCTCTGTTCTCAGACATCCATTGTTTTCTAGTAATGGTTTGAGGCTCAATCATTCCACTATTAGTTACTAGTGCATTAGCTAAAATTGATTCACAGTGTGTAATAGCATCATTAAAGTGCATTGTCATCTGATGAAAGGGTTCATCATCTTGTCCTCTAGTTTGCCAACCTTCTCTATTGACTCCTCCATAGTTCATGTTTGTTATAACAGTTCCTTTAGGAAAATCTGGATAATCAAAATATCCTTCTGGATAAAGAACATCGTGTTCTAGAAATGATACATACTTGTAATCATGTATTTGTCTAGCTGCATACAATAGTTGCATGATTTGCAACAATTGATTCAAATGAGATCCTGTCTTTGTCCAAGCAATGTATTCCATGAATGGATTTTCAGGTTCATGATTCCACATACAAGTTAGTATATCAGCCTTTCCTTCAGATGCAGTTTTAATACTCTTTAAAGAAGCTCTTATAGCAGGATAGATCTTAGAGTTATGATTATTAGAATAGAATATTCCAAGCTTATCATTTTTACTAGATGGATAAACTAGTAAGTCTCCTTCTTTTATAGAAAAAGTTTCATCATTTATTATTACAATTAACTTTTTAACATGTCCTACTGCAGGATCTCCAACGATATCATTAGTTGCACGAACAATTAACTTACCATCCTTAATCTTAGCTACAATTTGAGCAGTGCAATCTACTCCACCATAAGTTGCTTTAGTAATTTTCATATATTTATATTATATTTTCTTTTATATACAAGTGACCAAAAATTACTACAACCTGTGTGATAGTATTTTTCTTCTTCATCTAATTCTAATGACTGTTCATTGAGATACCAAGGCATATGTTTAGCTGAATAAGGCTTAGGCAATCTAGTAGCTTGATAAAACTTATCACCATGATCCCATCCTGGAGTTTGTCTTTTTCTATCGTACATAGCAAATGTAGTATCTACACCTGCTATATAGTTTCCCAGATAATCTTTTTCTTGCCAGTACTTTGACTCAAAGTTTTTAGCAGTGGTACTATATTCTGTATCTGGTAAATCATCTATCTGTAAAGACAATCCACATTTAGTAATGTTAGGATTTTGTAATCCTTCAATTAACTTATCTACATAATCACTAGGAACGTCTGATATATCTAAATCATGATCGGTAACAATGTAATGTTCATCATTATATTCATCAAATAATTTAGAATCCCAAAACACCCTTTCACCATACCTTTTTTTAAAGGCATGGACTTTGAAAGGGCAGTTTTTGTACCATTCTAATAATGGAGGATAACTGGAACCATTGTCTATAAGTATAGGTTCGCAGCCTGTATCTGCTAAAGATTCAGCTAACTTTTTAGGTATAGTTAACCTGTTATACATTATTATGAATGCTTTTATTTTCATGTTACCAAACAAGGATTACATCGAATGGTGATACTAATAACTTATTTTCTCCAGCAATAGGAATCACTGGTGATTTCTGTAGAGATGATGGATCTACTAAAATCTCATCACCTGGTTTGATGTCTGTAATAAGATCACCTACAGCATATACAGTTAACTTGTTAAGTTTCTGCATCATCTCTTTCTCAAGAGCTTCTTTTGTGTTCTCGTCCACAATAAGTTTACCTTCTTCTTTCTTAGGAAGGTCTAGCAATATTCTATTGCCACGTAGTTGTTTAAAATCTGCCATTAGAATTCAATGTTTGTTAGTTTTTTAAATCTTGTAATATCATCACCTTTCAAATGAATATCTGATTGAAAAATGTCACGCTTGCGTTGTACACCTATTACCTTATTAGTCTTAGGATTAAGTGTAGGAACCTCTTCAACACGCTCATGAATGTCGTCTAGTAATACTACTAGCTCATCATCAAACGCAATACTGCGAATAACCTTGTTAATGTTGAAAGAGTCTGTAAACTCTTTGTCTCCCTCTTTACGAGTGTAGAAAAATTGGTTTGTCATTGGTTTATTATTTAGTTATTATATTCAAAATCTAAAATCTGTCCCACCAAATCACTGCGGTGGTTCTCTTTTAACTTAATCCATTTGATACCATCAATTTTCTTAGAAAGATCAATAGCAAAACTAAGTCCGTTATAGCCATCTCTAATGTCCTTCTGTTCGTTATCACCATTGACAATAATCTTACCTGTTTTACCAAGTCTAGTTAGAATAGCAAGCATCTCAGCCTTTGTAAGGTTTTGTGCTTCTTCTACTACAAGAATGTCATCAATAGTTTTACCACGAATAAACTGTACAGGATAGGCTACAATCTTTTCATCTTTCACCATAGTTTGAATCTTTACCTTGTCAGCACACTTAACCAAGTTCTCTTGGAATGCTTCTAAATAAGGATTAAACTTATCATCTAGAGATCCTGGAAGGTATCCTAGTGAATTACCTACTTCTATAGTAGCACGAGTGATGTAGATGTGATCACACTGTTTCTTATTCAAGAAGTCTAATGCTGCTAATGCACACACTAAACTTTTACCAGAACCAGCTCTACCTGTTACAATAACAATCTGATTTTCTATAATTAGTTTTCTGGCTTCTTTTTGTTCTTCATTAAGAATAACATTGTACTTAATTTCCTGTTTTCGCTCACGATTAGGTTCTTTCATACTTTAGTTTTAACGACTCTCGTCTTTTGTTTATCTCTTCATACTTATAGATATCGTTTTCTACATTAGTATGTTCGTCCAAAGTTAATAAAATTATGTTAGATTCTTCATATGCTAACTCAGGATATTTTTCTTTAGGTAGTATATGATGAAAAAACGTACTCATTGCTTCATCTCCTAGATAAGTTCCACTAAGTTCAGAATAGTGTTTACGTTCTTTCCATATCTGTTTAAAGAAAACATGCATTGGATTTGCTTCTGTACGTACAGTTTTTATCTTATTTATACGTATAGGTTCTTTGGGGATGTGATTTCTACACACCCCCTTAGACCAAACTTTATTAGTGCAACCTTCTATGCTACACTCTTTCATCCTTTGAATTTAGATAGTTCTCGTTCTAAATACCACACAGCTTTCTGAAGATCCTGCTTCTTATTGCCTTTCTTATTAGCTCTAAGGATATATTTAACAGCATTACCTAATACGAAACCTAAGTCATAGTCTTCTATAATGTCTATAACTTCTGTCTTGTTTCCCTGGTAATGATCAGGGTGATTAACCATCTCCCTTTCTTGTATTTCTTTCATAACTTTCTGTGCTCCGTATTTATCTATATTACTAGATTCTGCCACACGTTCAGATTCTGCTATAGCTTCTGCTAAAGTTTTAATTACCCGTGCTTCCATGTCCGTCTGTTCCTCTAGATGTTTCTGATAATTCTTCTACTTCTGCATACTGTACTAGCGGTACAGGAATGATTACTAGCTGAGCAATACGATCACCTACTTGATATACATTATCAATAGATATGTCAAACATTTCGTTAGATAACTCATGTAAAGTCTCAACTGAAGCAAGTTCATCAATTAATAAAAGATCCATTTTAACATTAAATGTTACCATAATCTCTCCACGATATCCACTATCAATAACTCCTACAGAGTTAGACATAATTAAATCGTAGTTACGTACAGAGGAACGTGGGAACACAAGTCCCACCATTCCTTCTGGTATTTCTACAGCAAGTCCTGTACCATACACTACTTGATCTTCTCTAGAGAAATCAACTGATGTAGCTACAAGATCTGCACCTGCATCTCCTGGTTTGCCAAACTTAGGCTTCTGTGCTGTCGGCACTAACTTCTTGAATTGAATCTTCATTTTCTTCTTGGTTTATTTCCTCTGTGGGAAGTTCTGTTTGATTAATTTTATCTACAATATCTTGACGTAACTTGTCAAAGAACTCTTCGTTATCTTCTAACAAAGTTCTGAATTCATCTACTGGATATTTAGTTTCTCCGTATGTAATTGTTTTTCCATACTTACGTAAGATTTCGAAATCAGAAGCAAGCTCCATAATTTCTAGCATACGATCAATACCTACACCATATACAATCTCAAAGTTAGCTAATTGATATGGAGGAGACATCTTGTTCTTGATAGCTTT